CAGACAACGCCACAGTGATGTGCTGGTTGAGGTTACGAGGCAATTTCAACGGTCCAGGGCCCGCAAGGGTCAGGGATGACTTTAACCCCCCCGCATTTTATTGATACTTCCATTGTACGTAAAATGCATTCCAAACAAATATGAACCACAAACAATCAAAAAAACATAATCGACAGTTACTTGAGGAATCTGATCCTGTCGTCAGACCTAAATGCCCTGTTAACATTCATGTTAATAAGACATTAGGAAAGAAAATACCGCGAGGAGTTTGGAAAGATCTTGCTCAGGATGGAATTAAGCGACCCAAGAAGAAACATCCTGAGCGTCCGCACCCTACTAAGCTGGGAGCAGCGAAACAACAAAAGAAGTTAGAGGAACTTCTTGCCAAAGCCGGACAAGCAACGTTACCCAACTTGCCGACATCATGGGCTAATGAGGTTGATGAGGATGAACAAGAAATGAAGTTACCTTTATTCAATTTGGACGCAAAACGAATTGATGTTCATACTCAGAAGCATTATTATACCGTGCGTGTTGAACTTGGAGAGAAACGTTACACCATTATTCATGATGACGTGAAGCAGCTTGACGCTGTGCTGAGAGCAATCGAAGCACAGAGTCGAGTTGTTCCTGTTGTTATGGGTGATGGGGCTGTGGCAGTTGCGAGCGATCATGCTGATTTGTTGAAAATCAAAGGAGGCAGCGTGATTGCAGAGGCGATGAGGATCGTCTATACGGGTGTACAAGCTTACCTTCTTATTCTGTTGGCCTACTGGATCATCGCATGTCTACGATGGTTGGAGGCACAATGGACGTTTTCGCGCAATCAGTGGAACCCTGTATTGCCGGTGTTGACGTTACCTAACATCGTTTTGCCCTATGATTACCAGTATATGAAGTTTCGCCAAGAAGTAATTCGTGGTGGAGCGCAATGCAGTCACAATTGTGAATACTTATGCATGCCTGGTATCATTAGACTCGACACAACCAAAACTTCTTGTGCAACGTGCCCCTTTTGCCAATGCCCTATTTTTCGCATGAAATCAAATCAGAAACATTTGAAGGTGAAATTTGTTACATTTTCTCACCCTGATAGTACTGCGAATTATATAGGTGTTGCAAAAGACATGTTCATGAGGAGAATTGGTTTGGTTGAGTTACCGTTGCCTTCGAGCAGTGGTATGAACAATTGTTTGCTTGATGCGGTCTTGATAGCGTTCAATATCAAGGTTGATCGTAAGCAAATACTTGGACATCTGAAGCAAGAAATCTCTACACTTAAAGTTGGCGTTGATGATAGCCGAATTGCCGTTTTGAATACTGAGGTTGACAATCTAGAAAATGATAAGATGTTAACAGCAGTGAGCATTATGGCGATTTCGGAAATCAGTAAACGACAGCTTTATTTGTATACGAATACGCTCACAGACCCTTTGTTGAGCTTTCCTGCTACGAAAGTATTGCCAGATGTTAATACCAATGTTCTAATGCATGTCGGCCTCCATTTCATGCCCGCTACCTTAGTAGGACCTAAGGCGGTAATAGATGCTTCTACGACCGCAAAGGCATGTGCGGTCCCTCCAGTCACGGCCCTGAACACAGGTGTGACTTCAGTTGCGGCGTTGGTTGCGCCAGTGGTTAATTCATGTGTGAAGCCAAACACATGTCCATGCAAATCGTACGAAGACTTGGTTGCTTTAGGTGACATGAAGCCTGTCACTGAAAATTTTGATGTCTCGCACGATTTCTATGATGGCACAAAAGTTGATATCAACGTTTGTGCGGAAGCATTCTCCATGAATGCCCATGATGATGTAAGTAGTAGTGACTTATTAGTTGAGAAATACATCGTCAATGGTGGTGATTCCAGGGTTGCTGCGTCAACATTGGTGAAGGTGGACAAACGAGGCGTGGTGCTTTGTAAAGTGACAAACAACGGTGAGTTGTCCTTTATGAGTCGCTTGATTCGCGCGTTCACTTTTAACAATGATTTGATACGAGCAATATATGATGTGAAACTTCTTTATCCTTTTATCCCTTTATTTTGTTTTTATTTTATTCCATATATTAATTTTATTTGTTATTCTGTATTTATGTCTGGTTTCTCTTTTTTTTTAGGCACGTTGGATCTTTTTTTTGAACCAGCGACCGTGGCTTACAATTATTTTTCAGACTTGTTCGCCATTCCTTTGCAATCCAGATATTTCTTTTTATGTTTATATTTATTTTGTTATTATTTGTATTTTACAGTGTGGGTTCGGTACGACTGTTATCGGCGTATCGAACGTTTTGGTGCACAATTATTTTTTTTTTTACGTGTGCATTCTGTTGTAATTAATTCTATTTTGGGTTATTTTTTTATTATTTTTAAAGTTTTATTTTATCTTTTTCCTGTTTTTCTTTTATTTTTTTTACCTTGGGGTTGGTATACGTTTGTCACCGTGAAACTCTTATTTACCGCTAGATTGTGGTATGTCTATAGTTTATATGTCCATAGTATTATGCCTTTTTTGATGCATTACTATTGGGTGTATGAATTGTTGACGTATCCAATTTGGTTGACCGCAACCACAGCAATGTGGGGCATATTGTGGGTTAAGAAGCGCGATCTCAGACGTGTCCGAATTCGAGATACTATTTTTACTACTAAGAAGCAGACAATGATTGTCTGCCCCGTTCTTGTGTCTGCTATTGAAGAAAGCATCACAGACACAATGGACGCAGCAACAATATTAAGCATTGCGGAGGTTCGCTCTAAATCATTGCCATCGCTTAATATTCCTGATGTTCAATATGATGCAGTGCGTGTCGGTAGTGTTGCCTACGTTGTAGCTAAACACGCATTGATAAAAAACGAATTTCAGGTGTCACCTTGAAGACACCTGTCAGCTTGATAAGCGGCGCGACTCTTGACCAAACACCTCTGAAAGTGGAAGAAGGAGATGTTGGGACAAGGGTAAATGTCCACGTAGTGAGACAAAAAGTTGCGCCCGCTTATCGATGCCTTGACGAAAGATATAGAGTTCGAGGACTGGTTCCTATTTGCATGGACCTGAAAGACCCGATGACTATCCAGAACGCATTCAACAAGCGATTGTTGCGTGTGGTACCTAAACCCATACAAGCAGAGTTAGCAGAACTCAAGCAGTATGTAATAACGTATTTGGAGAAATTCGTGCCAGTCAAGTACATGTCTTTTGAGGAATGGTTAGATGGTGAGAAGTCTTACAATGAAGAAAGGAAAGAACAATTGCGAGTTGCTTATCAACGCAATCATCAGCGACGTCCAGAATTGAGGCGGTGCACGCACATTGAGACACATGGCAAAAAAGAATCCTATGGTGAGTACAAGAATGCTCGAATTATAAATTCGAGGCCTGATTGTTTTAAAGTTTGGTTTGGTCCAATCTGTAAAACAATTGAGGAAGTAATGTACCGTGAGGATTTTTTTGTCAAGTTGCTCAATCCTGCTCAACGTGCCGGCAAAATTCTTGACCTCTGTCAGTTATTCCTGCCTTGTTACAGTACCGATTTTACAGCTTTTGAAAGCCATTTTACACCTGAGATTATGGATGCATTGGAATTCCAACTATATAAGAGATTTATGTTGGATGACGATTATGCATTTTTAATTGCAGTGTTAGGTGGCCGAAATAAGATGAAAATGAGGTGCGGTTTCAAAGCGGAGTGTGACGGACGACGTATGTCTGGTGAGATGAGTACTTCGTTAGCTAACGGATTTTCAAATATGATGTTAGCTAAGTTCATCGCCCACAAACAGCATAAAGAGTTGTTTGGCCTTGTAGAAGGTGATGATGGATTGTTTTTTACTGAAGCAAAGTTAGACTTAAAGGAATATGAGAATCTTGGTTTCACTATTAAGATTAAAAATGAACCGAAGCCAAATTTGGCGGCTTTTTGCGGTATCATATGCACTGAGGATGGTGTGTGTGTGAAAGAACCACTACGCGTTTTGCAAAAACTTGCGTGGTCGTTCGATTACATACGTGCCGGTTCAAAGGTGTGTAAATCACTGATGCTGGGCAAGGCGATCTCTCTTTGTTATGAGGTCCCACAATGTCCAGTTTTAGGGGTGTTAGCGCGAAAAGTCATTTCAGATTTGACTGGGGTTACAGCTCGTTTCTCACAAGATGGTTATCACCATATACCTGTTCAATACCAGCCGGAGGAGTTGAATATTACTCCAAGCACCAGAAGAGCTTTCGCTGATGCTTTCAACATGTCAGAGGCATTACAAATCAAAGTCGAGGAAGAGATCCTCGCTGGCAATGTGAATAATTTGTTGAAATTCTTTGCCATGTCACGTAAATTGCAGCTTGATCCAGATTTAGATGTTAATGGTAGTGTAGTTAACATTAAGGATAATTTGGACTTTGAGGCAAGACATATGTGGCAAGAAAACGTTTGAGCAAAAGTCTGGTGTGACTGCTCCTGTATTCAAGGTACAGTGTCACACTGCAGATCTCCCGAATAGTTGGCCTGGGG